CGGTGGTGCAGGGCGGCACGACGGAACATACCCTGAATGACAGCTACTGGAGTGGTGTCGCCAATCCCAACGCGTGGGGCAGCTACATCGTCACCCGGACCAATTCCACGACCATAAACCTCTATAAGAACAATGCACTGCTGCTGGGAGCCACTACCGGGGCGGCATTGGCGCGCCCGACGTACAACTGGTTTGTGTTTGCCTACAATCTGGATGGCACCGGGACAGGTGGTTTCGTTTTTCAAGACGAACTGGCGTCGGCGTTCATTGGCGGCGCGATGAACAATACGCAGGCGCTGGCGAAGAACGCCGCCCTCAACGCCTACATGACGTCGGCAGGCTGCAATGTCTATTGAGCTGGAGGAGTTCGCGCCGGGCAGGTGGCGGGTCCGCAAGATCCGCCACGAAAAACGGCGGGCCGAAAACATGCCGCTGCCTTTCGTCATCAGCGACACCATGGACCCGGTCGAGCAGGTCGACGGCAAGTTCTACACCTCGAAACGACAGTACCGCGCCGTGGGGAAGGCGCACGGGCTGATCGAGGTCGGCAACGAGAAGCTGCCGCCGAAACAGAGGGCAACGGCGGACCCCAACGTAAAAGCGGTCAGGAAGCGGGCAATCCACACAGCGATCCAAAAGTACAAGGCCGGAGTGCGGTCATTCTGACTGCATGCGACTAATCAAACGCGCTGAAGGAAAGCATCATGTCAGACACGTCAGCCCCCGCGGCGCCGCCGAGTGCCGCGCCCGCACCGGCGCAAGCCGAAGTTCCCATCAACCAGAACCCGCCCAGCTCGCCGACCCCTGTAGGGTCGCAAGCTCCGCCTGCGCCTCCCGGCGACATAGAGGGCGGCAAGGGCCGCCCGGAGAGCCGCAGAGAGGCCATCCAGCGCGCCTTCGACCGGGCCAACAATCCGCCCGACAAGTCGCGACAACTCGCGACAGATCGCGACAAATTGCGACAAACCCCGGCTGCAGAGGCCAAGAAGGGGCATAACCAGCCCCCGGAAGACACGCCGAAGGAGAAAGAGGGCCAGCTCCCCCGAGGCGAGCGAGGCCAGTTTGCGCCGAGAGCGCAAAACGCAGCGCAAAATGCGGCAAATGGAGCGCAAAATGACGCAAACAGAGCGCAAAACGCCTTGCCGCGTGCCCGTACCCTTCCCGAGGGGGCACCTTATCGCGACCCGCCGCCGCGGATCTCGGAGCGAGCCAAGCAGGATTGGGACAGCGCCCCCGAAAGCGTCCGCGGCGACTACCACCGGCTCCATCAGGAAGCGGACAACATCCACCGGCATTACAGGGGCGTCGCCGAGGCCTACCAGCCGGTGGCGGCCTACGACCAGCTGGCGCGCCAGCAGGGCACCACGCTGCAGCAGGCGCTGTCGAACTACATCGGGATCGAGAACAAGCTGCGTACCGATCCGGTCGCCGGGCTCGACAACATCGTCAACAATCTGGGCATGGTCGACCCGCAGACCGGGCAACGCATCACCTTCCGCGACATCTGCTACCACGTCCTGAGCCAGACGCCGGAGGCGCTGAAGACCATGCAGCAGGGCAATGCCCAGACCGCCCTGCAGCAGCAGCTCGGCGGCCTGCACCGGGAGGTTACCCAGACCAAGCAGCAGCTGCAGCAGCTGCACCACGAACGGCAATTCTTTCACACCCGCTCCGCGGTCGACCAGTTCGCGGAAGCGCACCCCCGCTTCGATGAATTGGGCGACCTTATTGAAAAGGAGCTGAAACTAGGCTTTGATCTGCCGACAGCCTACCGCCGGGCTGAGTTACTCCGCCCCGGCACCACAGCGGCTCAGACCCGCGACACATCGGCTCAGACCCGACCCGTAGACCGATCGATCTCTGGATCACCGGATGTGGCCTCCTCAAACGGGGCATCGCGGCGACCCAAAGTTCCGGTGGAACGTCGAACTGCCATCCAAAACGCGATACGCCGCGTCAACGGTGGCTGACATCTGAACCCCATGTGGAGTGGCAACAATGCCCAACGTAACTACCGCGGCTGCCTACCAGCAGATCCTCTCAATGGCCTTGGAGGAGCGTTCAAGCGGCTACCAAGATCTTGTCAGCAACAACAACGCGCTGCTTTCAAAACTCAGGAGCAAGGGCGCGTGGCAGACCTATTCGGGTCCGGTCATCCGCCAGACGCTGCAGATCGCCAAGCAGGCAGCTCAATGGTACTCCGGCTACGACCAGCTGCTCAACCCGGCGATCGACCTGTTCAACGACGCCGCCTACACGCCCAAGCAGGTTGTTGTGCCGATCATCCTGTCGATGCAGGAGATCCTCAACAACGAGGGCGAGAACCAGCTGATGGACGTGTACGACGCGTACATCTCCGCTGCTGAACGCGCTCTGGAAGATGCAATGGACGCGGCCCTCTACGGCGACGGCTCCGCCAACGGCGGCAAGCAGCTTACGGGCCTTGCGACTGCGATCCCGATCGTCACCAATACCGGCACCTATGGCGGCATCGATCGTAACCTCAATACGATCTGGCGTACCACGACCTACGACGCGCACAGCTTCATGGCTGGCTCGACGCAGGTCAACTCGACCACGATCAGGCCGATGCTCAACGCCATCATGACGGCGCGTTCGCGTGGTCGCGACCATGCTGACCTCTTGATCATGTCGCCGGAGCACTATGCGGCGTACGACGCGGCAACGCTGGCGATCCAGCGCCAAACCAGCAATACGTCGATGGGCACGCTGGGGTTCTCTTCGCTTGAATATATCGGCGGAGGAAAACGGGCCGAGATCGTGCTGGATGGAGGTATCGGCAGCAACATGCCCGCCAATACAACCTTCGGTATCGACACCGACAGCCTCAAGATCCGCTACCACCCCAACCGAAACTTCGACAAGCTGTTCGACAGCGACGGGCAGATGCCCATCGACAAGGACGCAGTCGCGCAGTTCATCGGGTGGATGGGGGAACTTTGCATGACCAACCCCATGTTCAACTGGAGACTGTACGATTCGGTCCCAGCCTCCTGATCAATTGGAGGTTGTAGGCTTCCTGACGCGCCGAACACGCGAAAGGGAAGAAGCCGGGCTGCTGACGTGTAGGTAAGATGCCTTCCTTCCATGAAGGCGGCCCGGCACTTTTTTGAAGGCAACAACGGAGAGATAGATGGCAAGGAACGACCCCGACGAGGCCCTCGTCGCACTGTTCAAGCAGCACCCGGTCCCCAACGAGCTACGCAGTCGCGCCGAAGGCAGGCCGATCTTCGATGACATGGAAGTGGTCGAGATCCGCATTCCCGGCTCGCGCGACATCAAGGTTTTTCCGGCGACGGCGCAATCGCACTGGGAGCCTGACCCGGAAACCGGAGGGTTGAAAATAGTCACCTACGCCGAGCGGTTTCGCCACCAGTACCAGCAGTTCAAGCGCCGTGACACGCAGACCAAGAGCGGCACGCCACTCGACTACGTGCCATTCCTCTCTGAGGGCAAGCGCGCCGAGCTGCGGGCGCAGAACATCTACACTGTCGAGGCGCTGGCCGCGATCGACGGCCAGGAGCTGAAGAACCTCGGCAGCGGAGGCCGCGAGTGGAAGAACGCGGCGATGGCGTACATCACTGAAGCCAAGTCTACTGCGCCTAACAAGCAGCTGGAGGCCGAGTTGATGGCGCTGCGCGCCCGCAACGCGGTGCTGGAGGAAGACGCTACTGTCAAGAAGACGATGGTGCAGCAAGCCGAAGCGGAGTTCGAGGAGATGGATCTGCCACAGCTGCGCGAGTACATCGCCACCCACACCGGACAGGAGCCGCTTGGCAACATAAACAACATGAACAAGAAGACACTGATCCGCATGGCGGTCGAGTGCCGCCCAGCCAAGGCTGCATGAAATGACCCTGCTGTCAGTGGTGCGCGATGTCTGCGCGGTGGTCGGCGTAACGCAGCCAGCCAGCGTGTTTTCCAGCATCACCGGCAACAGGACCATGCAGGAGATGCTGGCGCTCGCCAACGAGATGGCGCAGCGCATCGCCTATGACGGGCGCGACTGGACCGAACTGCGCCAGACCCACACCATGGTCGGCGATGGTGCCTATGTGCCGCCGCTGCCCGACCCGACGAGTGTATTCACCGGTACCGCTGCTTTCCCCATCCCAGCCAACTTCAAACGCCTGCTGCTCACATCGAATGTCTGGCGCACGTCCTCGACGCAGCAGCCGATGACGTTTGTGTCGGATACCGATCAGTGGACGCAAAACCGTCTCGCCAATCACGGCAGTGCGTTTGGCGAGTGGACGAAGCTGGGCGGCGAGATGCATATCCACCCGATCATGCCGGTCGGCGTCTCCGCCTACTATACCTACCTCGACAAGAACTGCATCAAGCTGAACAGCGGCGGCTTCGGCGATCAATTCATGAACGATGCCGACAGCTTCCGGCTTGACGAGCGCGTCTTGAAGCTCGGCATGATCTGGCAGTGGAAGGCAGACCACGGCGCAAGCTACGCCGAGAACATGGGCACCTA